TCTACCATGGCTTTGAGACTTTTAAGATTTGCTCCCTTGATTGTAGCTGGTGCTCTTCTTGGTGCTGGTATTCAGCATGGACAGTTTCACCTCTACAATAGCATAGTTCCTCACGTTCATTCTAATGGTGTAGTTCACTCTCATTAATATAGAATTTTGTTATGAATTATTTGATCACAAAATTTATTGAGGAGAAAGATCTTCCTCTTTTTTCAGTTGATGCTATATCTGATGAATGGAGGGATGGTATAAATTCAATTCAAGTCCCCTATAATAATACTTATACTGAGGAAGATATTCTCAATATCAAAAAAAGTTTAAAAAATAATCTACAGTGCCAACCAAATCCATTTCATTTCCTTCGATTGTTAGATGATAATCAAGAATGGTCTAAATGGTGTGCTGCACAAGGCAGTACAGATCCTTTAGTGACTAGAACTGGTGTTGGTGGATATTATAGACCACACCATGATAGTGTTCATAAGGGTGATTTTAGTACCACTTTATTTTTGAATGACCCATCAGAATATGATGGTGGCGATTTGTGTTTGTGGATAAATGGGAAAGAAGAAAAATTCAAACTTGAAGCTGGATATGGAATCACATATGAAACAGGCACACCTCACTGTGTGAATGAAGTAACAAGAGGAGAAAGGCAAGTAGCTGTTTTCTGGACAAAATCATATATTTCAGAGTTACAAGATCTTTACGATTTTCGATACTACAATATGATGGCTGAAAAATATTCTCCTCGGTATGATATTGTCAGTTTAGAAGATTTTGTTAATAACCCTCATTCCCATTTTGCGGAGAAAGCAAATTCCATACTTCGTAAACATCTAGCATATAAGTTCAAAGAGAGTGATTGATGAACCAATTAACTGATTACATTACAGTTTTTAAGGAGGGTTTATCTATTGAAAACTGTGATTATATTATTGACACACTTAAAGAATCCGATTTGTGGATTCCTACACTCACCTCAGATGACATTCAACAAAATAGAACATCTTCGGATTATAGAGTGTGTGAAACCATTCCTATTAGCGAAACCAAATCACTTAAAAATGTTGATGATATTTTATATTCAACATTCAGCAAATGTATTAAAAATTACTCAAAGATTCATAAGAAGCTTCTGATCACAAAAGATCTCGGATATCACATTTTGAGATATAACGAGGGTGGAAAATACGGTATTCATGTTGATGATTATGTTGAAGAACATCGTATGGTTTCTTTTGTCTCTATCCTTAATGATGGTTATGAAGGTGGTGAGTTAAAGTTTTTTGGTGAATATACACCAAGTCTTGAAAAAGGTGATATAATAGCATTTCCATCGTCATTCATGTATCCACATGAAGTAACACCAGTTACTAGCGGTGTAAGATACTCTATTGTTACTTGGTTTGTTTAATGCCTCGCCTCAGTAAAGCAGAACTTGAGAGACTATTTCCATATGAAACCTTTCCCATTCGTATGGAATGGATGGAAGGAAAGACCAAGAAGATTGCATGGTTCCAGTGTCATGAACACATGCAAAAGCAATACGATAAGGTAAAGAAACCACGTCTAAAAATTGATGTTCGTTATAGGTATCCTGAGCTAAAACCAGAAGAGAAACCAAAACGTAAAGTAACACCTAAGAAAGTATCAACAACTAAAAAACCTGAAGCGAAGCGGGCGACAGCAACCAAGAGGGGACCCGCTGCAAAGAAAACGGCAACAAAAGCTAAAGCACCCGCCAAGAGTACCCGTAGGAAGAAGGCCAGTTCCTGAACTGGTACAGATCCCTTGACCAGGCCCCCTGTCCGATGTATATTGGCCATGTTGAGAGGGATCGCCCCACATGTCCTACACTTTCGTTGAGTCTCCCATGATCGAGCAGGAACTGATTGGTCAATCCTTTGAGTCTTTCCAGGCACAACAGGATGCTAAAAACACTATTGAGCTTAACATCCGCAAATATACTTTGATGCTGTGTGAGGCACTGGAGCAAGATTTCAAGCGGGTCAACAACAATAAGACTGACGGTTATAAGTTCTACATCGAAGGTGGTCGTAAGTATCACAAAGTTTGGATGGAGACTGGTGCTGGTTCCCGCTCTATTCACTGCTTCGTTGATAAGAAAACGGGTGAAGTTTACAAACCTGCCAGTGTCAAAGCACCTGCAAAAGGTGTTCGCTACAACATGCTGCTGATCAATTCCCGTGAGGAAATGTTCCGCCGTGCTGACTGGGCTGGTGGTTATCTCTACATGAAATGAAAAATCCACTTCTTCCTATTCTTGTTGTGTACCTCACCATCACCTCTGTTAATATGGTGAGGAATGACAAACACGGAGACACGTTGAAACGTATCTGTGCTACACTTCCACAACCACATCCAGATTGTCCATGACTGAAACTCGCGTTTGTTCTAAGTGTGGTGCTGAACATCCTCTGACTGAGGAGTTCTTTGGTCGTAATCAATCCACCAATACTGGTGGTGACAAATACTTCCGCCCTGAGTGTAAAAAATGCACTCGTGAAGCAGGTAAAGGTAAGAATGAAGCTTACAAACTTGCTGGTAAACCCAAGCGCCCAGCTCTTGGTACTCCATGTGATCGTTGTGGTCGCACTGATAAAAAACTGGTCTTTGATCACTGCCACGAAACTTTAGTGCATCGTGGTTGGCTATGTGACAATTGTAACCGTGCCATGGGTATGCTTGGTGATGACATTTCAGGCATGATTCTGTCTGCTGTGTATATTGCCAAGACTACAAATATTGATAAGTCTGATGTATTGCAAATCTTAGAAAAAACCTATGATGAAATCATTTGAAGAGCAACGTAAGGAACGTTTGCATGAATCAATCGATGAGTATCTGAATGATGGTGAGGTAGATGTAGACTTATTCTACAAAGATCTCAGGGAAGGTATTCAAAGTCTGATTGATTATCATGGCAAAATGAAGCAAAAAGCTCAGGATGGCATGGATGCCATTTTAGGGCATAGGCCAATTGCCGAACTGGACCAGATTCCCGATCTGCCCAAGGGCAACCGCCTATAATAGCCAAACAACCAAAACACTTGATGCAAAACCTTCACATCGAACACATCGAAGACACCATCCTGACTGGTGATCTGACTGCGATTGAAACTCTTTTCAATCCTGAGCATATTTCCGTCAAAATGGACGGTATTGCGATTGTTTGGGGCACTGATCCTGCCACTGATAGGTTCTTTGTTTGCACAAAAGCAGCATTCAATAAGAAGAAAATTCGTCTTTGCTTCACTGAGCAAGATATTTGCACTCATTTTGGTCATAAACCAAGTTTGATGGCAATTCTTCTGGCATGTTTTGAGTATCTTCCTCGCACTGATCGCGTTCTTCAGGGTGATTTTATTGGTTTTGGTGGTGGGGAGTCCACGTTCCATGCCAACACCCTGACCTACAAGTTCGATGAGGAAATTTCTCAAAATATCATCATCGCACCACATACGTTCTACTATGATATGAATGACTCGTATGATTTGAGGGAGATGGAAGCATTCCCACTGGTGCAGCTTTTCCAGGACACTGAGTACGTCAAGTGGATTCAACCATGTGTTGATCGTGTACGCGGAGAAGGCTCCGCGCCTGAAATTGACACGCGGAATATCAAATTTCTGAGTGATGATCAGGCAAAAGAATGCAAATATATCATCAATCAGTTCATTCGTGAGGGCAAACCAGTTACTGATGAGTTGTTGACCGAAATCCTTGGTTGTGTTCATCTTGCCAATCTGTATCAAATGGTAATTGAGATGAAGGAAGAATTCATGGACTCGTTGATCATCTATGATGCTCCAGATTCTTACATCGGTTCGTTCAAAGTGAAGCAAGAAGGATTCACTATCTGCAATCAATATGCAGATCAGGTTAAACTTGTGGATCGTGAGGTGTTCAGTGCTGCCAATTTTAACATGATCAAGGCATGGGAGAGTTGAAGAATAGTTACAACGCACTCTGAGACCTAGCCACAAGGCGCTAGAATGCCCTTGTCAACCACTACAGGACTAATGACACTCTACGATCACATTCTGACCATTTGGGAGGGTCAAACTCCTGATTATTTTGACATTTATTCTGATTTCTATTATCAGTTGTTTTCTGATGTATATGATGAGGAGGATGAAGAGAAATGATGTCAGGTGTATTCGTATTTTCTTTTATCATTCTATTATCAATCACTCTAGAACTTACCTGGCCAGTTCGTAATCACAAATGATTGAATTTACACACAAAGCTCCCAAAGGTTATTCGTATGAGTTTGAACAATTCAAAAGGAATGTGGTTGCTATATGGATTCGCAATCATTCTGAATTCAGTTACAACAGTGGTGCTCCTGTTAAATCTATCTGGGGATTCTACAATTCAAAAACAAGAGAGTATCATGCCCCAGTCAATCCAAAAAAGGTCGGAGATGTAGTGGACTTTAATTCAACCACTCCATATTCAGCTATGCAACTTAATCTTAAAGGTTTGGAGGTATTCTTTCGGTGACTAAGTTGGAAAAAATCATCATGGCTAAACAACAAATTGAGAACATTCAAAATTTGATGAGGGGAAATGATTGGGAAGGTTTTATCAATCAAAGGTTAGTCTCAGTCTGGTATGAACTGGACCGCCAGGAGTCGCTTCTGAAACCAGTTGCCGAAGTGGCACAGGATGACGGCACGGCCCCCTGATCCAGTGTATATTGGCCATGTTGAGAGGAACACCACCACATGCAACTGACTTCTAAAGACGGCAACATGGTTGTTGACTTTTATTCCCTGAAGTTTGCTGATGGCACTGAGCATGGCCGTCTGGCACTTAAAGTTGTTACTTTCATGGGCAAAACTCAGTCCAAAAGTTACATCAACATCAAAGATGTAAAGCGTGAGGTTGAGTCTCGTATTGAGGGTTATGGTTATAAACAAACCCGCATCAATAAAGATGCCCAACTGTTCAACTCTGCTCTCGCTTGTGCTTGCTGATGACTGGTTTTATTGTCTGGATCTGTATTACGATCCTCCTCTACATTTTCATCAAAAACTTCTTCAATCATGCTTAAACAACACATCACAAAAATTATCGGTGAAACAGCAAAAGATCATGAACTGTCACGAATTGAAAAGTTCCAAGTCTTTTGTAATGTATGTGATAACATGTTGAAAGAAGGCCGTAT